TATCAGCAAGCCTTGTGGCTTAACCTTCTTCGTATTCTCTCAATGCGTTTACAATAGCTTGCATATCGTTTGGTATGCGCTTTTCTGTAAAACACCCCATAGGGCTTTTTGCCGTAGAATGGTCTGCCTGTGTTTCCATTACATATTCACCATCTATTGCTTTTGCCCATAAAACTGTACTGAATTTCGACTCCAATACAATTCTGTCAAGTTTTCTACCACCTGTCTTAACGTGAGTCCACATATTACCCGAATCATCATGGATTGTTTCTGCGTGTCCGATAAAGATAACATTCAGATTATCTCTAAGAAGGTGTGCGTCTGAAATTACATTCCAAATACATTGTGCCAAATCGACAAACTTATCAAAACCTCGCTCTTTGGCTCTTGCCATTTCATCATCTGTCATAATTGTGGAAAGACCATCAATTATAAGGTTGTCGAATTTATCAGCCCATTCACCTTGCATTTTTTGATAGATTGTTTCAATAACAGGTACTTTTGAAGTCTGTACATAATTCTGCTTTTCTTTGTTGTACTGACCACGCCACCCCTTCCAATTCAAGCCTTTGCGGTCAGCGTCTACGATAAACGTCCTGTCGGGATTTAAGGTTCTTAGGCTTGTAGTCTTACCTGCACCAGATTCACCATAAACCAATAAACACATTGCCATTATACTTTCACCTTTCCTTCATAGAAGCACTTACTACAATATTCATTAAAACCCACATAATGACCATCACCTCTTGCGATTTTTCCACCGCAATAGTGGCATTTGTTTGAGATAAGTTTCAGCGATTTTCGCATACAGTTTTTGTTAATCATGCCCTTCGTTTTGCCCATTTGCTACCTCCGCTATGCGTTTCATAATCCAATCAGAATTGACTGTTGCTATGCCATTACCGAGAGCTTTATACCGCTTACTGTCTGGTGCTGGCTTGCTATTGTACTCTACATCAGTCCACCCATCAGGGAGATTTTGTAATCTTTCTGCCTCTAATGGTGTCAGCCGCCTTACTCCGCTTTGAACAACGCACTTATCTTGGTCTACATATTGATTGTTTGCACTCTTGTAATCATCCATACATAACGCACCTACCTTCTTTTGGTAGACAAGTGACTCACTGCCCCCCCCACAAGAACCTCCTTTCGCCTTGAGTGTACTTAACGGCTTACCTTCACCGTATTCATCAAATGCTTGTTGTGGGAATGTCTGTATCATTGGCATATTATTTCCACCCATGCCCATAGCTGCTGTCAAAGTGTTTGTTTTACCACCTGTCATAAAACACACACCCTCGTCATGTCTATCTTCAAAAACAATCAACCCTTGGCTTGCTCTATCAATGCTTGTTCTAGCACTTGTGGTAACTTCTTCCCTCGTTCCTTCGCCCTGCGGAGAATCCCCTTTGCTGCTGTTGCGCTCAAATAATATTTCTGCTGCGGTGCGTGTTCCAAAACTTGCCACAAGAAAGACTCGCTTACGGCGTTGGGCTGAACCCCAAAATTGAGAGTCCATGCACCGCCATGCAAGCTGACTGCCCCCCCATTCAACCATTCCAGCTTCTGCCCATTTCCCGCCATAAGGCATTGGAATTTCGGTCTGACAGATTTCTTCAATGATGGCTCTAAAGTCAAATCCTTTATTTGAAGTAAGTGCTCCGGGGACGTTTTCCCAGACGAAGTATCTTGGCTTTCCTGTGCGTTTCCGTAACTCGTGAACAAGTTTAATTGAATTGATAAATAATCCGCTTCTTTCACCTGCTACCCCCTTTCTTTTCCCTGATATTGATAAATCTTGGCATGGTGATGAATCTGTAATTATATCTACTGGTTCCAAATCAGCAGCGGTTAGCTTTGTAATATCTCCCAACTGCTTAACGTCAGGATAATGATGGGCAGTTACAGCTTCGCAATAAGGGTCAATTTCTGATTCCCATATTGTCTTTATGCCTGCCTTTTCTGCTGAATAAATCCACGTAGATATGCCGTTAAAAAAACTACCTAATGTAAGCATCAATACACCAACTTTTCCGTCTGTTCGAGATGCGCTCCATCAACTTTTTCACCGCTTTGGATAGCCTTTTTTATTGCTATCTTGTCCACATCAATCTGTATTTTCTGCCGTGTATATTTACTGTCAATTTTTGTAATATCATCGACAACGACAGAAGCAGGATTCTTGCGAACCTTCATCACGCCATACTTGGTGATAACTTCCTTATCGCCTATGTTGTTCAGCACATAGGTAAACGCATTTTCAAGGTTCTTTGCCCTGCTTTCCAACGCCTTGCGCATGGTGTTAATGCGCTTTTCTTCGGCCTTCATATCCTCAATACCGTGTTTCAGCATATTGAGATAGCAGATAGCATTACCGCATTTTTCCACCTTGCTCTGCTCCAATTCTGCCAGCGCAGAAGCGAAGTCCTCTTGGCTTAAATCTCCATTCTCAAGCATATCCACAAGGCTCTGAAACGCCTTGTTTATGTCATAAATACTGCCGTTCACTCTATCGCCTCCATTATCGTTTTCAGCCTTTTATGAGAAACTGTCACATAGCTTTGGTTGATGGGGTTGCTCTTATTCCACGGCTGGTGCAGTACCTTGATGAAGGTGACGAAATAGCCGTTGTCATACGTTATATCCCAGAACTCCGTGTTGATTCTATTCCCTTCAAACATTGCTTGGTGACTAAGCTCTAACATCTTGTATGATTGGTTTTCTTCGCATATGTCGCGGATATATTCCGGCAGGTTGTTTCTGTCCACATCTATATCCACCAATCGCATTAATTCCATGCTTGACACCGCTTTCTGAATTTGCTACAATGCAAATGATGTTCGTTCATGCGTTCAAACATCAATCCCGGCACAGGGCAGCCCTCCAATCGTTGCCTTGTGCTTTTACCCTAATCACCACAGCCCTCTAAGCTGTAAAATATAGATTGCTAAACCAATACCCAAACAGACACCTGTGATAAAGACAGTTGCTAATACCGCACGCCATACCCACGGCGTGAAGAACGGTAAATGGCGATTGTCTTTTTTCGTGTACGCAATTTCTTTTACTTCTTCCCAATCGGTCATTCTCATGCTTTCACCTCTCCGTTATCCCTGCTATCAGCAGTATCAAAACCACCGCCATACAGCCCATAATGAAAACCGCTATGTTACATAACCATTTGCCGATTACCTGCTGTTGCCGGTACGCTTGCTTCTCTCGGCTTCTCTGTACTCTCGTTATGAAGTCCAACTCCATCTACCTCCTCCAGTTCTACTTCCTTGTGAAGCACCTTGCGTATCAGTTCTTGAAAGCACTCTGCTTTCGTTACGTTTTTTGCTTTTGTATTCACGATTCGCCCTCTTACACTTGATAGAACACTCTAGGCAATGCTGCCCCCTTGATGCCTCGTGCTTACCACACCAAACGCATATGCCTTGTTCTTTCAGCCGTTCTCTACGCTCCTTCATCTTGCGTAGGCGTTCTGCCTTATGCTCCGGCATTTCGTTGGCAAGTTCTTTGCGTTTGCGTTCACGGTCAACCTCACGTTCTTTATCCCTGCAATCAAGGCAGGTAACGTGTCCTTTTGAGGCTTCGTGATGGTGACATCGCACGCATATATGATGTTCTTTATACCATTGATAATCTGTCATTTGACCACCTTCAACCACTTCGGCTTTGCTTTATGCAATGGCATTGATTTGCCGTTACTGTCTACCGCATATGATTTTCCTTTGGTGCCCTTGTAAACTCTGATAGTTTCTGGCGGCTCAATGCCTTGTTCTTTGCAAAACGACGTAAGCATATCATCTTTGCCTTCCGCTATACGCAACTTATCAACCGTACACATCATGCCTGTAAGCAGGTGGCAGATATGTGGATTCTGATAGCCGTATAAAACATCAAACGGCTCTTTGAATTGAACCATAAGTGACAGACCCTTATTTAACCCATCAAACAGACTCAATGTAGAGAAGTAGTCAGCACTCTCCCAACGCTTGCCATCATATGTCTTTGTGATAGGGAAAGTCCGTATGATTTCTTTTGGTGTCATAAGAGATATGAGTGCTTCTATACTTTTGTATGTCTGCAATGTCATTTTCCATACATCAATAGGAACAAATTCTAAGTTGCTTAACGTGCGGTAATGAATGTTTATCATTCTTACACCGTTATACACTGCCTTGGTCAATGCCCATCGGCTTTGCGTTTTGTAGTATGTGGTCATGCTGCTTTGAAACATACGCATATAGCATTGTGCTTTTTTCTCGTCCGTAAGAGTATGTTTCGGCTGTTTTGTGCCGTTAATCAGTTTCAGTTCCATAATTTCTCCTTGCGTACAACCAATTCACCAATAGTGATTTGGTTTATAATCAAGTCAATCTGAACGTGCAATCCTGCCACCATTCAAGCCTACGTTTACAGTCTTGGTAGATTTCTTTGTAGTGTTTACCACTAGCCATCCCTAACTCAATCACATGGAATATCATGCTTTCGATTTCGTCTAAGATGTTCAACTGCTTGATATTGGCAAGGTCACGCTTAGAAACACCTGCAATCTTGTTAGCCAGCTTAGAGTAGGTAACATAAAGCATATCTGCATGGGTACTGCCTTGTGTTTTCGCATACTCGATAAGTTGCTTTATCACATCGGTTTCACTACGGCGTGTCAGCTTTCCGGCTTTGCGTGTTTCTAGCCATGCTTCTGTTTGTCGTTCTGCCAACAGTTTTCTCATTTTGCAGAACTGGTCAACCAATTCCGCTTTGAAATCAACAACAATATCATTGTTCCCTAATAGAGTCACTAGGAATATTGCTTGTTGCTCGTTCAGATAATAGATTTTAGAAGGTCTGCCACCTTTGGGGTTTTCGCATTTCAAATGCGTAAACTCAACTTTGCCCCATTTCACTAGCTTTCGATGATACTTGCCCACCAATTGTTGAACCGCATGATGCTTGTTTCCTGTGCCTTGTGCTATCTTCATACTATCCGTAAACGCATCACCATGTTTCAGTAGTACCAACTCGTTCACTGCTCTATCCTCCTTGTTTCTTAATCTTCAACATTTTAGGCAAAAAAAATCCGTTTTAGCTCATCGATGGACTCAATCTTCAACAAGTCCATCAACTTGCCAATCTCATTGGAGCGAAAGATGCTCTTGTTGTTCACCCTGTCAGAAAGCGTAGCTTCGGACACGTTCAGCACCTTGGCAACCTTCTCTCTTGTAAGCCCTGCACGCTTAATGGCGTAGTCAAATTCGAGTTTGTCAGTCATGATTTCACTTCCTTTCTTGTTTCTCTCTCGCCTACAATCAACATTCTACATCAACGTATCTCATATGTCAACAGTTATTTTGTATTTTTTTTGAATTTGTTGAACCATGTTGTAGGATGTATTATAATATAAGAAAGGAGATGATTACTATGTTGACAAGCACTAGCAACATCAGAGAGCTTCGCATAGAGAGAGGGTTATCACAACAAGACCTTGCAGATATGACAGGGTACAAGTCTAGGTCAAGCATCAATAAGATAGAGAAAGGTATTACAATGGTCACGCTACCGCAAGCACAGAAGATTGCCAATGCTTTAGGTGTAGCCATTGAAGTTATCGTTCCTAGTTTGAAAAACACAAAGACCTATTACAAAACCGATATTCCTGTACAGAAAGAAACATCAGAGCAAAGTAAAGATGGTGATGGTTTCGTCATTGATGAACAAAAGAACGCTTATTTCAACAAAGAGAATATGTTTAAGCACTTATTCAACCGCAATGATGATGTAGGCAAGGCTTTTAGCAGGTTGGCTTATGCTATGGCAAAAGTAGAAAAGATGCAACAAGAAGAAAAAGAGGTCAATGCTATTGAGAAAGAAGCCCTTGATAAAATCCGTAAATTGACTCCAAACAACAGGCAACTTTTATTCAACATGATGGACACACTTCTTGCACAACAAAAAGCCCCCTCCGTGGATGGAGAGGGCGATTCAGGCACACAAAAAGGCACTCCCTCGTTACAGCAGTGCCTTGATGTGAAAAAGCAAATAAGCCATGAGTGACCGTCTAGGTTACTCACACTTATGCTACGTTAGTGTAGCTTACTCCCGCCCATGATTTTACACTAGCAGGGCAGGTTGCTAGTTCCATAGCATTAATGGATGAATTTGTGTCCAATCAGAAATATAGCAAATATACAAGGAGGTGCACAATATGTTTTTCAGTGATGCGCCAACTTCGGCAGTGGCTTACTGTCGTGTATCATCAGCTACGCAGGAAGAACGCGAAACCATACAGAATCAAATAGAATTTGCAACAAACTATTGTAAGCTGAACAACATAGAACTTATACATATATATCAAGATGATGGTGTGACAGGCACATTGCCACTCAATGAACGTCCAGCCGGACAAGAACTGCTCCATGACGCTAAGAACGGCAAATTCAACCTTGTGCTTGTGTTCAAGCTAGACCGCCTAGGGCGCGCCACAAGGGTTATCCTAAACGCCATACACGACTTAGATAGCATGGGCGTTAAGGTGCGCTCTATGACTGAACCCTTTGATACCAGTGACGCAAGCGGCAGGTTTCTACTGACAATTCTTGCTGGTGTAGCCGACTTAGAGCGTAGCAATATTCTACAACGTATGGAACTGGGTGCTGCGCGTGCCGCTAAAGAGGGAAAATTTCTTGGAGGTCAGCCACCATATGGCTACAAGGTAAATAAAGATGGTTACTACGAACCGAACTATGAGCCGATAGAAGGCTTAGGCATGAGTGAGGTTGATGTTGTACGCCTAATGTTCAATATGGCGTGTGAAGGTAAGTCTACCGTCCGTATAGCCAACAAGTTAAACAAATTAGGAGTGCCATTGCTTACCGATATTCGCAACACCACCAAATCATCTGACAGGGGATGGATAAACTCTACCGTTCATCGTATGCTGAAAAAGCCTGTTTACATTGGCATACGCATATACGGCAAAGACAAAATCGAAAGCAATATTCCTGCAATCATATCCAAAGAACAATACGATAAGGCACAAGCCTTAATTGCAAACAACAAATCTATGATAAAAGGCAACGTCAGACACAACTATCTTCTTCGTGGGCTTATCAAATGTGCGCATTGCGGATATGCGTATATCGGCAATTATAATCACGGTAAACATGGTTACTACATTGATACAGGCAACCGACATTGGCGAAAGAAGGGCTTATCGTCACAATGCTTTGGCAAAATCGTGCCTTTAGCATGGATAGAAAATGCTGTTTGGGACATTTGCCTTAGTTATATCCGCAACCCACAACTTGTAGTCAAGAAAATCAATGGCGAAATAAATCAATCGGAAAAGATTGAAAAAGAAATATCCCTTATTCGCTCCAAATTGGCTTCTAACGGCATTGAGAACGAAAGGCTTATAGAACTATACAAGAAGGGCTTAATAGGCATAGAGGATGTTTCTACGCAGTTTGAGAAGGTCAAGAAAGAAAAAGAATCCCTGCAAGTGGAATTAAGCACATTGCAGGGAGAATTAGATAAAGAATTGACTACGCAACAAATTGATACCGCTATTAATTCACTTGAATTGCTCTGTCAAAAGATAGATACGCCTGACATTGACTTTGAACTCAAACGTTTTGTCGTGCAAACCATGATTGATAAGATAATCGTGGATAGTTCTGACCCTAAGCAGATAGCGGCCACAATCTATCTTGTCTTTGGCGATATTAAGTCTGCATATTTGAATGGTACTTCTTCACGCGGTTGTCCTCACGCACAAGTAACACTCCACGAAAAAGTATTTTGTGCTATATAACACAAAAAGCCCCCACACCGCAATGGTGCAGGGGCTTTTCTCTTGTTGAAATAAGAAATGGCTTTGGTTTTTTGAAGGATGAATAGACAATCAACGGGGGGTAATGCCAGAAAATTGACTACATGAGTTATACTAGCAAATTACCCATGCAACCGTCAACCTTTTGCGCTTGCGGCAGCTTTGCTCAAAACAACTTTGAGGATAAACACACCGCCGTCAATGGCGATAGGCAGGACAAACGCATCGCGGATTCTGCACCAGCCGGTTTCAGTCTCTGCATCCTTGCGGCATTCGTCTATAACTCCATCAGCGAAGGTTTCAATAAGCTCAATTCCTTCCGTTTCTGCCCAGCCTACAAGGCGGTCTTTTAGAGTTTTGCCGACTTCCTCTGCCTTAATAGCCTCCAGCAAGCTATCACGCACCTGCACCCATTTACTGCTCATTTTCATTTTCCTCCTGTCCATCAATCATGCTTGTGATAATCTCATTGCGGTGAACTTCCGCGTTTACTTGCAGGTCTACCCACAAAGCAGCCAGTACACGCAAATGCGCCGGGTATTTTTCCACAATTTCAAAAAACTTTTCTTTCGTTAAATCTTCGCCGCCGGTTTCATCCCATATGGTCAGCTTTTCAAACATTTCTTGGCATTGTTTGTGGTCAGTCTCTGGCATAACATAGCCTAAAAACTCATTATCGAGGATGTCGTTGACTATTCCTCTGTTCATGGTTTCTACGGCTTCATCATAGCCAGCAATAAACGTCTTGTTAGGCTTATGCAGGAAACCTTCCCAGTACGGATTCTTTTCATCTTTCGGCTTGTGGCTAAATCCAAAAGGGTATGCGTCCTCATACAGCTCTGCGCGGCAATTTGCTATCATCGTCATAATTAAGCTCCTTCTGTTCATAGCACTTGACTTTTCAAGGAAATATGCACATCTACTTGATTTATAAAGTCAAGTCATGTCCGAGCGGGACATCTTATGCGTCATAATAAATATTGGCATCATAGCCAAATCCTGCCAGATTGTCCGTAAACTGGTGCATCCGAATGATATTGTCCGGGTATTCCTCTTTGAGATAGTCCTTGCAGGGATTATCGAACGTGTTGCCCTTGCCGTAGTTTGCTACCCAGTACGGCACATAATCCGGCAAATCCTCAATGTGGATGTAATGAGCTCCTTCGGCGCTCAACCAGTTCCAGCTTGCATAGATGCCATTATACTGGTGGCCATGTTCCGTCAACCGGTTGATAAATGCCCGGCA